CAACTTGACGCTTTAACATCTTCAGCATCATTCCCAGTTGTAACAGATACAGAAGCATCACCTACAGGTATTCAAGCTACAATGTCTCAAGGTACTACTGTTGGAGGTTTAAAAACTCCAGTAGATGTTACAGGTATTCAAGCTTCAATGTCTATAGGTTCTATAACGTTAGAGCAAACAACCATTGAGCCAGTTACTGGACAACAATTAACAATGAGTCTTGGTCAACATGCTGACATACCTGGTCAAATCATAGGTGTAGGAGGCTTACAATTAACAAGCACCGCAGGCTCTGTATCAGTAGTTGGTACTGCAGGAGTTGACGTTACGGGCATACAATTGACTGCCTCTGTTGGAAGTACTAATATTACTGCATGGGCTGAAATAAACCCTGGGGTAAATAATAATTGGACTGAGGTTGATCGAGCAGCATAAATAAGGTAAAATTATAATTATTTAGGAGATAAAATTTATGGCATCATCATATTCATCAGATTTAAAACTAGAACTAATGGTTACCGGTGAGAACGCTGGTACATGGGGTGATAAAACAAATACAAATTTAAATGTAATTCAACAAGCAATTGCTGGTTTTGAGCAAGTAACATTATCAAGTGGTGGTACTCTTGCTCTTGTAATGTCAGACGGTGCATTATCAAATGCAAGAAATATGGTTATTAAATTTGCTTCAGCTACAATTGCTGCAAGCACAATTTGTACAATTCCAGATTCAATAGAAAAATTTTATATTTTTGATGCCACAGCTTTAACGAATCCAACTAACCTTACAATTAAAACTGCATCAGGTACTGGATTCACTTTAGACCAAGCAAAAATTTACGCAGCATATTCTGATGGAACAAACTTAAACGAAATTTCATTAGACACTTTAGGTGGCACAGTCGCTGCTGCAAATATTTCAGGCACAATTGCAACCTCACAAATTGCTGATGATGCAATTACTAGCGCAAAAATTGCGGATGATGCCGTTGTAACTGCTGCAATAGCAGATGACGCTGTTGCACAAGCTAATATTGCTGATGACGCTGTTGGCCCAGATCAATTAGCAAACACCTCTGTGACAGCAGGATCTTACACAACTGCAGACATTACGGTTGATGCACAAGGAAGAATTACATCTGCTGCAACTGGATCAGCAGGTGGAGGTGGTTATGTTTTAACAAAATTTAATACGGGACCTGCATCTGGTACTTATACTTCAGGTGCAAACGCTTCAGCATATCAATTATATTTATGGGGAGGCGGTGGCGGTGCTGGTGGACCTAGCCCTTCGCCTAGCCCTAGTAATGGAAATGGTGGACCTGGGGGAAATGGTGGATTTGGATTTTTCACTGGGCCTTTATCTGGTAGTACAGGATACCCATTTGTAATTGGTGGTGGTGGATCAGGTGGTAACCAAGGTTACGGATCTGGACCAGGCGGTACTGGAACCGCATCAACAATTTTTTCACGAAGTGCCAACGGAGGCAATGGAGGAGGTGGTATTCCTAATCGATATACTGGGGGAAGTAGTGGTTCTAGTGGTAGTGCTCCAGGATCAACAGTGCCAGGAGTTCCAAGAAACGTATGGTTTGGTTCAACTGCTGCTGCAAATGTTGGCGATGGTGGACAAGGTACAAATAATGGTCCTCCAACAGGACAACCAGGCGGTGCTGGTGCAATGATAATTTTCGAGGCGTAATATGGCTTACTTAGTTTTTTCTATAGATGGATATTGTGCAAAAATTTGTGCAAACGATGAAGAAAAAAATAATTTAGTTCTTCCTACAACAGAAGAATATGTTATCAAATCTGTTTCAGAATCTGATTTTATAAACGTAAAATCAAATCAAAAATGGGCAACTTTATCTGGTGATACAATTAATTATACTGATGTTGATGTTACATTTTCATCTTCAGATAGATTAAAAACTCATTTTGATAATCTTAAAACTTATTTGTCTCGTGTAGAAAATCACCCATCTCACCCTATACATGATGGTGTTGTTGCATACATGAATTATTTAGATGGTGTAGATACAGCTTCAATTATTCCTAACGCAGAAACTCCTTTAGAATCTTCTTGGGAAAAATATTGTTTAGATAACTCAATTACATTTTACCATCCTTTACAAATTCCTTAATTGTAGTATAAAAACTAGATGGATCATCTAGCCAAACTTAATACACTTAACAATTATATAAGGATTTACGATAATATTTTACCCAAATCTACCTTAGATATTTTTTTTAAAATTTGCGAAGGCCATAAAAATTTTATGCAAGGGGGTATTGTAGGTAATGCCACTGAAGATTGTATAGACACAAAAATTCGAAATGTTTTAGTTTGGGATTTAATAAATAATGAAGCAGAACAATCTAAAACCAATATTCATTGGTGTAATCTTTGGATAGCTTTTTTTAAAAGATATCTTAAACAATATGCAAAAGATATTGAAGTAAACATAGATGCAGAATTAAATACGATTCAAGTTTTAAAATATATAAATAATGGTCATTATAAATTACATGTAGATCATGGTAGATCAATACCAAGAAGTTTAAGTTTTATTTATTTTGTAAATGATGACTACGAAGGTGGGGAGTTAACATTTGGGCTTCCTAATTTTTCAGGTGTAAGTCCTATTGAAAAAAAAGCAAATAGAATGGTTGTTTGGCCAAGTAATTTTTTATATCCACATGGAGTTAAACCAGTGATTAAAGGTACAAGGTATTCGGTGGTAGCATGGGCACTATAGGAAAAGATTTTAAATATAAAATAATACCATCTTTTTTAACAAAAGATGAATTAGAAATTTTAAAAATATATTGTGAAATGAAACACAGAACAAATATTACAAGTTTTGATGAGATACAAAGTGATACATTAGACACAAAGTATTACGGAGATCCTTTAATGGAATCTATATTACTTAAAAAAATAAAATTAATGGAGAAAGAATCTGGAAAAAATTTATTACCAACATATGCTTTCTGGAGAATGTATACAAAATTTTCAGATTTAAAAAAACATAGTGACAGAGACTCTTGTGAAATTAGTGTCACTGTTAATGTTGGTAGTGATAAACCATGGCCAATTTATATGGAAGGAACTCCTGTAACTTTAGAACCAGGAGATGCTGTAATGTATTTAGGTTGTGAATTAGAACATTGGAGAGAAGTATATGATGGTGATTGGTGTGCACAATTTTTTCTTCATTATGTTGATAAAGAAGGCAAAAATACTGAACACTTTAGAGATAAACGACACTATTGGGGGATAAAAAAAAATGCAATTTAGACAAGATAAAAAAGACGGATCATGTGACATGGTTTTTACGGAAGAAGAAATAAAAATAATTAATAAAAATAAAAAACTTCATTTCTCGGCTACCTCCTTAAAGCATTTTGGTAATGTTTTAGTTAGAATGGTTGCAGAGTGGCAGTTATTCTTTACGGACGAAGTAAAAAGTAAAGAAACTCGTGAAGATGACATAGTAGAGGGTAAATGATATAATAATGTATGCCTCTAACAAAAGTAAGAATAGCCCCAGGATTTAATAAACAGGTAACTGAAACAGGTGCCCAAGGTCAGTGGACTGATGGTGACTTTGTTAGGTTTAGATATGGTTTACCTGAAAAAATAGGTGGATGGGAACAACTTGTTAATGCATCATTAGTAGGTGCAGCAAGAGAACAGTTTGTTTGGGCTGATTTAGATGGTCGAAGATATGCTGCAATAGGCACAAACAAAGTTTTAATTATTTATTATGAAGGTGCTTTTTATGACATAACACCTTTAGACACAGCTATAACTGGTTGTACATTTAGCACGGTAAATACGTCAGCTACCGTTACTGTAAATAAAGCAGCACATACACTACAACCTGGAGATCTGTTTACATTTACTTCAGTAACACCTCCCACAGGAGCTGGATACACTGCTAGTAATTTTGAAACAAATACCTTTCAAGTAGTTTCTGTTCCAGACAGTGATTCGTTTACAATAACCATGGCTAGCGCAGCAGGGACAACGGTCAACGGAAGTGGATCTGCAACAATAAATCCGTACATTAGTGCAGGTGCTTTAGGATTTACTTATGGTTTTGGTTGGGGAACAGGGTTATGGGGTGGTGGCCAACAAGTATTTGGAACTTTAAATGGAGCTTTATTAGATGACACTGCAGGTACTGGAGGATCTGGAACCTCTATTACACTTGCATCCACAACAGGGTTTCCGACTTCTGGAACAATAAAAGTTGGAGCAGAATTTATTTCTTACACAGGTAAATCTACCTATGATTTAACTGGTATTACGAGAGATGTTGCGGGAACAAGATCTGCCCATGGATCTGGATCTGGTGTTGAATACTACACTGGTTGGGGAGAAGCTTCTTTAGCTTCTACTTTAACAATAGATCCTGCATCTTGGTCTTTAGATAACTTTGGAGAAAAATTAATTGCAACTATTAAAAATGGTAAAACATTTGAATGGAATCCAATTAACTCAAACCCTAATGCCTTAACCACAAGAGCAACTGTTGTAAGTGGTGCACCTACAAAATCTGTTATGTCTTTAGTTTCAGATAGAGATAGACATCTTCTTATGTTAGGAACTGAAACTACAATTGGAACCTCTGGTAC